GTAATTATATCCATATTTACTTGTTTTAATTTTTGGATGAGTATTTGCTGTTTAGCTGCATTATATCCTATTTGGGATAGGTAGACTCTTCATATTTTTTAGCGTTTTCATCCATCTTTAATAAGTAGGTTCTTATCGATTTTTCACTTCCTGATTGCATAGCCTTTAACAAATTTGATACGTCTCTTGCTCCTTGAGGAGATGTTAACATATATCCTCTAACTAATTGAGCTCCTTTTGTAGTAAGATGAACAGGAACTCCAATAGGTATTTTTAGCATTGATAATACTTTCATTGTCATTCCAGACTTAATGGCAGATCCTAGCCCCAATTCTTCAATTAATTTAAGCTTATTTTGAACTTTACTTAAGTCTTTTGATATTAGTTTAAGTTTATCAAAACCTTCTTGTCCTATTTGTTTTCGTAGTACATTAGCTTTTCTAGGATTAGATATATAATTGTTTAATTTATTTGAATTAATTATACCATTGTCTGTTATTTTTTCCATTATTTGATTAAATCTATTTATTCTGCTTAGTTGTGAAAATTCTTTATTAGTTTCTTTAAATAGATTTGAAAATGCTTTTGGAGTTCCCTCTTCTAAAATATTAGTTATTTTACCTTTTAACCCCTCATAAAAACGCATTGTATCTAATCTTTCGCCATGGACAAACTTAGTTTGATATAAATTTGTAAGATCTTTATTTATATTTCTAAACTGTTTTGTATATTGTGAAGGTGTATAAAATCTTATTCCGCCCTCTAATTCGCCAAATCTGCTTCTATACTTATTTATCAGTTTTAATATGTCTTCCTGTTCATTTGTCGGCACTCCCCCAAACCGTATCTTATTTTCCATTTCATTTAAGTAATTAGATATGGGTGTTGACTCAATTTTATTAGTCATTTTATTTGCTAAAGACTGGACTTCTTCTAAATTTCTTTCTGTTCGTCCTGCTACATCTATCCCTTCTTCAATTTCTTTTGATAAAGGTAGCCTTTCATTTTTAATCTTATTAATTAAATTTTCCGCTTGTTCAGATACATTTTTGTATACTTGTTCCTTACGTCCTCCAAATACTTTAGCCTTTAATCCTTTTAATTTTTCACCTGTTTTTTCAACTATTTTAGGTAATATTAAACCAGACTCAGATGCTTTAAGTTGTTTTGCTAAGCTGGTTAATCCTTTTAGTAGATCAGGGCCAAATACGCCTCCTATTTCAGCTATTTGTTGTCCTTTTTCACCTGCTCCTAGTTGTTTAGCTGTTTCTCCTGCTGCACCGCCTGTTAAAGAAGGAACAACCATCCCTTTAAAAGGACCTCTTCCGTAAATATCTGCTGCTCTTTCTATAAAGCCAGTTAAAGCTTCTTCTCCACTGCCATATGATTTGCCTAAGACTTTTTCGATTTGATCTTTTAAATATTGTTGGCCGCCTTCACCTTGCTCTTGAAACCAATTCCCAAGTGATCTAATTGCTCTAGTTCCCATTCCTTTAAATTCACCAGGCTTTCCTTCTTCACCCATTTGAGATATAAAATTAAGTAATCCACCTATACCTTTACTCGGAGCAGCAATAAGAGAAGCGGTCCCTCTTGCTCCTATTCTAGCCAATCCTTTTGGAACTTCTATTGAAACTTCTTTTAACATATCACCAAATGATTGAGGAGGTTGAACAGTATCATAATCTGATTTCTGCTCAAATTTACCCCAGTCAAATTGCATATTTTGTGGTTGAGGCTCAGGCTTCTTTACTATAGGTGGGGTTGATGACTCATATTTTTTCCAATCAAATGTAGTTGTCATTTTATTATTTTTCCTCCAGCATTTAATGCTTCTTGAACTAATTCATTAGGAATTTCAGCTTTTTTGCCATTAGGAGATGCAACCCATGTAAAACCTGGTTTTGCAGGTGTTTCTTTAATTTCTTCTCTTAAAAATGGCATATTTAACATTTGAGCTGATTTAAACTTACCATTATCAATGTCTTTATATGTTTGTATTAATTCTCTTTGTTTTTCCATTACATAAGGTTTTAGCTCATCATGTACCATTTGCTGGAATCCTCTAGGAGGTTCTTGCCCAGCTTTTAAAAACTTATTTTTTATTCTATCCGATATTTCTAATTCTTTTTCAATTACATCTTGTTTAAACTGCTGAAATTCAGTTATTTTTTGATTTGATTCTTCAGTTTTACCAGGAGATTGCAAAGCAGATAACAAGTTTTTTTCTATTAACTGATTAAGCTTGGATCCGCCAGGCAAACCTTTTAAATCGGCAACAAAATAGTCTTTTACAAAGCTTGCTAACTGTTGTGCATTAGCAGATTTAATAAAATCTTGAGCGTCAGCTGGTGCATAAGTAGAAATAAAATTACGTAATTTTTCTATTTTACCGCCAGAATTTATTAAATTGTCACGTATACTTAACAATGTTCCTTGTTGAGCAGGTAGCTCAGCTCTTCTTTTATTTAAAGTTTCATAATAAGGTTTATTTTCTTCAAAAGCTCTTTTTTCTTTTTCTACTTCTATCTTTTGACCCATTTTTAGATTTTGCATTCTTTCTTGCTGCAAGAAATTTTCTTTTTGCAAAGCCTCTTGATACATCATTTGAGCTTGAGGATGATAACCATCTCCTTCTAATAAAGCCGCTTTTGTCTTTAACTCATTTATTTGTGCCATTTTATCATTAAATAATTTATCAGCCACAGGAATAGGCTCTTCAATATTTTTATTAACTACTTCATTATAGGTTTCTCCTATTCCCTTTTGTTCAGGAGGAGGTAATTGCGAAGTCCCCTTTGTCATAGGAGCCATAATATCTTGTATTCTTCTACGTTTAGCAATATCTTGAAGCGCTTGACCTAATGCACCGCTTGCTTGTTGTATTCCTTGTGCTAATCCGCTTGGATCAGGTAATATTGCCATTTTGTCCTCCTTCATTGCCCTTAGACTGTAATAAATTGCTTAACATCGTCCATAGAGAAGCTCCTATAGGTCCTCCAGCTATACCACCACCTATTGTTCCAAGAGCTCCAATTAAAGGCCCTAAGATACCTTGTTGTTGTTGTATAGGCATTGTTTGATGTCCAGATAACTGGCCAAGCTGTCCAAGAGCTTGCATTTGTCTGTTTTGACCTAAATTATACTGATTCATCATTTGCGATCCCAAAGCAGTACTAAGATCAGTAGCGCTTTGTGAAAGAGCTTGATTTAATGCAGATGATCCAGTCTCTTCTCCTAAATACGCTTCTTTTAATGAAGGTACTATTTGTCTTTGGAGCATTTGTTTAGCAGGATCAACATACGACTGTTGGAACATCTCCTGGAACTGACTCGGATCCGTCTGTTGTCCCATCTGCCCCAATCCCCCCATCGCACTGCTCAGGTAACTTTGTTGTTCTGGAGTCAACATGCTTGGACCCTGTTGATAACCCCCCATTAGTGTTTTTCCCATTGTTTGCCTCCTTATTTGGATCATATTCCATCAATACACTTTTAGATGGCTTAAACCCGTATCTCATTGAGTGTTTTGGATAATTAGTTATCCAATAAATCTTGTTTAAATTAGCCTTTATTCTAATTTGTTTAATATGTTCAGCTAGTTTTTTAACTGCTTGTCCTCTTCCCCAATATTCTTTATCCATACTAAATGTTTGGATTAAAATATCTTTAGCCAAAGGATCTACATTAAACCAAAGAACTCCTTTTACTTGGTTTTCCTTATCTGCGAGTACGTACAAATGATTAAATGGATTCAATTTAATGCCATCTTCACCTTGTATCATACAGTTTATTTGGTGATATTTGAAAAACTCTTCTACGGAGTAATCCCTATCTCTTACCTGCTCCACTAAATAATGAGGTACGTGGTCTGGAGTAAAGACCCGAACCCAGCGAAGTTCTTCTATTTTTTTCATTTTTTTTCCTTTTATTCATCTTCAAGACCTATATATCTGAGATGGATAATTAATCGGCCAGACGCTGGAACCGCTAAATTTGCTGTAGCAAGTCCTGATCCTATTGACCATATCTCACCTCGGTATGTATCAGATATTGCGTTTATAACTAAATTGCTTCCTGCGAATGTAACACTAGATGGTTGAACTATACCTACAAAAGGCATTCCATTAGTAATTGTCACCTTATAAGGAAGTTCTAAATATAAATTTCCTGTAGCAGTTGTAGCTGTCCAACTTACATCTGCAAATATTTCGGTATATATTCCCTGTCTTATTGACCATCCATATTGTGAAGAATATGTAAATGCCCCAGCTACTGTTCCTGCAAGAGTTGGAGTCCATTTTGCTTGATCTATTTCAGCTTCATTTCTAATAAAACCATTTACGTTATCAGCTATACTTTCATACATAGACTGTAATTCATAAACTAAATCACTTAGATACCTGTTTATATCAGATTCATCTTGATAATTTACCCTTAAAGGAAGTGTTATATTTGTCGGTAAACTCATTAATTTATATCTCTTTTTCCCCTCGGTTTGAAGTAAGGTTTTAATCCGTGTATTCTAAAAGGTCTATCGATTCCTTCAGATTCGAATTTGACTCTATGTTGGAACCCAATTCCACCTGCATATACCCTTTTCCATGTCTTTGTTCTATAGAATTTTCTTAAATAAATTGATCCGCCACCAGTATAAGCAGTAAATGTAGTACCATTTATTCCATCTAATGTAAAATTATCATCATCTACAACAGTAACTGTGTATGAAATTCCAGTCTCACCACTGTTTATTTCTGTCATTCCGCTAACTCCATAGATATAGATTTCATCACCAGTAGTAAGGCCATGTTCTGGAGCATTAACATTAACAGGGTTTTCTTGAGTTGCATCAATTATTCTAGCAACAAAATTTAAATTAGGAAGAAAGTCCATTTGCTTTGTAGAATATGGAGACGAATCGGTATCTTTATAGAATGAAACAGTAGCTGTAGTGGTAGTATCAGTATCAACATAGAAATCAATATAATTTAATTGACATTCTTTGCCTTGGTCTTTGTAAGGATTCCAAGCATTTGTAATAAAAGTAGAAGATATGGATGTTCCATTATCGTCTCCATCTGTCTCCATTACAAACACATTACCGTAAATATCTCCACCTAACAGCGTTTCTTGGTTATCTTGCCAAAAATATGAGAAAAGATCCTCTGATCCGAAGTCATCTAACGCTAAATCAAGTCCTTTTGCTATAGTAAAATCATCTAGACCAAAATCTCTAGAGAAATTGCCATAACCTAAGCAATTTAAGGCAATAGAATATGTAGAAAAAGCTTTAGATTCGTCATCTAATATAAGTGCTTTATTATTTTCATTATCAAAAGTCTCAATATCATTATATAAAGTCCAAGTTCTTGTGTTTGCATAGCTTCTTTCACAAAAAATCCTTTTAAATTCATTAACATTCACTTCATTTACTGTAAAATCTTCAATTCTGTTATCTATTCTTCTAGTTTCTACTCCATCTGTTGCTGTTATACCTCTTACTCCATAAGCTACAACATATCTATCATATCCCAATGTTGCCATTTTTCCGTCACAAGCTCTAAATGAGTTGATTTTTTGCCATTTAAACGCCCTATTTGGATCAGATGTAGGAGTTAATGACCAAACAGAATTTGTAAAGAAAACAATTATTTGATTTTGTAATGCCCTAGCTGATACAATTTGATCGCCAGTAGCAGCATCAGTGTATCCACCACCACCTGCTGTAACATCATTCCAATTTGCGGGATTTTGTTTAGCACACCATCTAGCCCTTTGGGGGTAATTTGTTGTTGCTACTGTATCGTATTCATTAGTATTTAAAACTACTAGCCTTTGTCCAAGACTAAAAATAAGCTCAGCTCCAACTAGTGTCCTTGTAGTGGATAAAGAAGGATAAAAGGATACGGTATTGTTTGGATCTGTTGTCCCATCGTAATATCTAATACCATCTGAGGTAGGAGCAGCCGCTGGAGTTCCTGCCTTTCCATTAGTAAAATATAGTCTATTAGTTCCTCCCCCAGACTGCCAATTTGCTCCCCATACATAATCATATTCTCCTGAACTAAATATATTAGCTGCATCTAATCGCACGAATGATTCCGAAGCAGTATCAAATCTGTATGCTCTTCTAGCATTAAAAGCCAGTGTAGTTCTAGCTCCGCTAGTTTCAATATATCTCATAATACCCATAACTCTGTCTGTAGTATCTGAAATAATAGCTGTTGTTCCACCAAGAGTATAAGCAGTTAAAGAAGTAGTATCTAACCCGATTGTAAACTCTGTTGCTGAAGTTACTGTAATAGTATAAATCTTATAATTAAGAG